TAGACTTGTTGCGTACACCCGGAGTTGCTACAGTTTTACAAAATTTTGAAGTATCTATTGAAGGTGGATACAGACGTATTAATGGTTTTAGTAAGTTTGGTGCAGGAAGTGCTGTTCAACCTACAGGCGGTGTAACAAATATATTAGGTACTATGCCTTATGCAGATGGTGTTATAGTTTGTGCTGGTACTAATATTTATTTTACACAAGACGGTATTACATATTTACAAATAAATAAATTATCACATAGTAGTGGAGATAATTACACAACTTTTACAGGTAAATCAGCTGCTGCAAGAACTGGACAAGGGCAAATACAATTTGCAATGTTTGAAGGTGCTGCACAAGATTATGGTACAGTAGTTATAGCTGACGGAGCTAATAAACCTTTTAGTTTTAGAATGGAAGGTACAGGAGCTTTAAGTTCTAGAACATATTTTACAGAAGAAGTAACCGTTACAGGAACTAAATACGCTACGTTTATAACTTCACATGACCATCATTTAATAGCTGCTGGTGTAGAAGATAACGAGAATACAGTTTTTTATAGTATATATAACGACCCTTCAGACTTTAGTGGAACTGGAGCAGGGTCAGTAACTATATCAGATAAAATTGTAGGTGTTAAAGGTTTCCGTCAAGACTTATTTATATTTTGTGAAAACAGCATACATAAACTTATAAATATAAACGATAGTCAAAATACAGCAGTTGTGCCAGTTGCAGAAAACGTAGGGTGTTTAAGTGGTTATAGTATTCAAGAGATTGGTGGTGACTTAATATTTTTAGCACCAGATGGATTAAGAACAGTCGCTGGTACAGCAAGAATTGGTGACGTTGAGTTAGGAACTGTTAGTAAAGCTATACAGCCTATTATAACAGAACTAGCAGAAAATGTAAATAACTATATTATAAATAGTGTTGTGCTTAGAGAAAAATCACAATATAGATTATTTTATAGTAACGAAGGCTTGACAAATTCTGCACAAAGGGGTATAATAGGTACATTAAGACCAAATGGTTTTGAATGGTCTGAAACAAAAGGAATAGAAGTAACAGCTATAGGTTCCGGTTTTGATACTAATGGTATTGAAAGATATTATCATGGTGATACAGATGGTTATGTTTATGTACATAATTCAGGTGATAACTTTGATGGCTCTGCAATAGATGCAAGATATCAAACACCAGACTATGATTATGGAGACTTCGGAACTTTAAAAACTTTACACTATGTTAAACTTTCTATAGGTCCAGAAAACGAAGTACAGCCTTCACTTAGAGTTAGATTTGATTACGATAGTAATGAAACACCACAACCAGAAGATTATTTATTAGACAGTGTACCAGCTCCATCTATATTTGGTACAGCTTTGTTTGGAACAGCAAAATTTGGAGCATCTGAACAGCCTTTAGTTAGGTTAGCATTGCAGGGTAGTGGTTACTCTAATAGCTTTAGAATATTAACAAACGATACAAACGCACCTTATACAATAAACGGACTATACATAGATTACATTCCATCAGGTAGGAGATAAAAACAATGGCAGGTTATACAAGACAAAGTACATTTGCAGACGGAGATACAATCACTGCTGCTTTATTTAACAATGAGTACAACCAATTATTAAATGCTTTTAGTAACACAGGAGGTCACAAACATGACGGTACTGCTGCAGAAGGACCAGTAATAGGTTTAATTGGAGATGCTGGTGAAACTTCTCCAAATAACAAAGTATTAATAGATACTACAAATAACTATATAGAATTTTATGTAGAAGTATCTTCAGCCTCTGTACAACAATTATATATTGCAGATGGAGCTATTATTCCTGTCACAGATAGCGACATTGATTTAGGTACAACAAGTTTAAGATTTAAAGATACATATACAGATACTATTACTACTACAGGTAATGTTTCTGTAGGTGGTAATCTTACAGTTACTGGTAATGCTACTATTTCAGGTAATCTTACTTTTGGTGATGCAGATACTGATAGCATTAACCTAGCTGCTGAAATTGATTCACATATTGTTCCTAATACAGATGACACATATGATTTAGGTACATCTACAAAACAATGGAGAAACTTATATATTGATGGTACTGCTGAAATAGATACCCTTACTATAAACGGTACTACAGTTACCTCAACTGCTGCTGAACTAAACATATTAGATGGAGTGACATCCACAGCAGCCGAGTTAAATATTTTAGATGGAGTTACAAGTACAACTGCAGAACTTAATATCTTAGACGGTGTTACTGCAACTGCTGCAGAAATTAACTTGTTAGACGGTGTAACTTCTACAACTGCAGAATTAAACATACTAGATGGCGTAACAGCTACTGCTGCTGAACTAAATACTCTTGATGGTATTACTTCAACAGTTGCAGAACTTAACATTTTAGATGGTGTTACTGCTAGTGCAACAGACATTAATCTTATTGATGGTATTACAAACGGAACAGTTATAGCAAGTAAAGCTATTGTTACAGATGCTAACAAAGATATTAGTGGTGGTAGAAATATTACTATTACTGGTGAGTTAGATGCAGCTACTTTAGACATCTCAGGTAATGCTGATATTGATGGTACTTTAGAAACTGATGCACTTTCAATAAACGGTACAACAGTAACAAGTACTGCAGCAGAACTTAATATCCTTGATGGTGTTACAAGTACTGCAGCCGAATTAAATTTACTTGATGGTGTTACAGCAACTACAGCAGAGTTAAATATTTTAGACGGTGTTACATCTACTGCAGCAGAAATAAACTTACTTGATGGTGTTACAGCAACTACAGCAGAGTTAAACATTCTTGACGGAGTTACATCTACTGCAGCAGAGTTAAACATTTTAGATGGTAAAGCTTTCCTTGATGAAGATGACATGTCTTCAAATAGTGCTACAGGTATAGCATCTCAACAATCTATCAAAGCTTATGTAGATACACAAATTACTGCAGAAGACTTAGACATTACAACAGACAGTGGAACTATTGCAATTGACTTAGATAGTGAAACATTAACTGTATCAGGTGGTACAGGTCTTGATAGTTCTGCAACAGGTAATGCAGTTACTTTAGCAATAGATAGTACAGTAGCAACACTTACAGGTTCACAAACTTTAACAAACAAATCACTAACTGCTCCTACACTTACAGGTACTACTGTAGTAGCTTCACTAGACATCTCAGGCGATATAGACGTAGACGGAACTACTAACCTTGACGTAGTAGACATTGATGGTGCTGTAGACTTTGCATCTACAACAGCTCACGCAGGTAATGCAACTTTTACTGACAATGCTAAAGCTATCTTTGGAGCTGGTTCAGATTTAGAAATTTATCATGATGGTTCTAATAGTTATGTAAACGAACAAGGTACAGGTAGTTTATATTTAAATACTACAAATGGTGCAGGAGTATTTTTAACATCAGCAGGAGAAAATTTAGCACAGTTTAATAGTAATGGTGCTGTTACCTTATATCACGATAATAGTGCAAAACTAGCCACAACCTCAACAGGTGTAGATGTAACAGGAACAGCTACAGCTACTAATATGCAGGTTAGTAATGGTGGTAAGTATATTTTTGGAGGAGAAAACACAAGAATAACTGGTGAAACAGATGGTAATGGTAAAATTCGCCTGTTTACTGGTGGCACAGAGAAAGTAATTCTTGATGGCTCTAATGTTGGAATTGGAACGAGTAGTCCAGTAGATAAATTGCAAATAACAACATCGGGTGCAGGAAGTCCATATATAGGATTTAACCAAATTAATGATAATGTTTACATGGAGATGCAAAGATGGTCAGGTGTTGCATCTACATATTATGGAACGAGACTAAAAAATATTACAGGAAATTTTGCATTTGAAACTACAGATTTAGCAAATGTAGGTTCACAAACTTTTACAGAAAAAATGCGTATTGATGCTTCAGGCAATGTTGGTATTGGAACTGATAATCCTACAGTCGGTAAATTACAGGTAAATGATGGTTCAGGTGCAATAACAGCTATTACAAGAACATCAGGCTCAACTAGTGGTGATTTAGGAACTATAAGATTTGGCAATACAGATGTAGATTCTAACTTAGTAAATATTGTTGCATTTCAAGATGGTGCTACCAATTCAGGTGCTTTAAAATTTGAAACACAGGCAGCAGGCGGTGCTACAGCAGAAAGAATGCGTATTGATAGCTCTGGACGATTGATGGTTGGACAAACATCTGCTTATGCACCATCAGGAAGTGGTGTTTCAATGGGTACTTTTGAAGAAAGTAGTGATAGCAGAACTAATCTTGTTGTTAGTAATCAAAATAGTGGTAGTTCAGCAGGTTCTAGTATTGTTCTTGCTTCGCATGGTTCTGATTATATTATTGAAAATCAAGGTAGCGGAAAAGGTGGAGCATTAACCTTTACAAGAGGCACTACAGAACATATACGACTTGATAGCTCAGGCAATGTTTCTATAGGTACTACAAGTACGACAGCACCATTAAGAGTAAAAGTAGCAACAGATGCAAACTTTGCTGTTCAAAATACAAGCAGCACAGTTCAACTACAAGGTATTAATGATGCTGCTAATGCATTTACTACTATTGATATTGCAGGTAATCCAATTAAATTTTCTGCCAATGGTTCTGAATCTATGCGTATAGATTCTTCAGGTAATGTTGGAATTGGTGCATCACCAAGTTCAACAATTAGAAATGATATTACCTCTGCTGAAAAAGCCTTACAAATAGGTAATAGAGCCATGTTTTTTTCTGATGGTGGTGTTACTACAGATTTACAAAATAACTCACACTTAGATAACTCTAATAATAGAGTAGCTATGCAAACTGATTTAGGAAGTTTATACCAGCAATATCAAGGTATTCATAAATGGTTTAATGCAGCTTCAGTATCAGCAGGTGCTACGCAAACAATGACAGAACGTATGCGTATTGATGCTTCAGGCAATGTTGGTATTGGAATAAGTAGTCCTAGTGCTAAACTTCATGTTGTAGAAACAAATACTAATACTATTGTTGGAAAAATTAAAAGTAGCACTAGTGCATCTTACTTAAGTTTTGAAGATAACAGCACAACAGCAGGTCAGGTACGAGTTGGTGCTATTGGTAATGAATTTGTTATAAATGCAGGTGGAGCAACTGCTGTAAGAATTGATAGCAATCAAAATGTTGGAATTGGGACGAGTAGTCCTAGTGCTAAACTTCATGTAGCAAATGCAGCAACAGAAGAATATATTTTTGAAACTACAAGCAACAATACAAGGTCGCAAGTAGAAGTTAAATCAAAAGATAGTTCAGGAAATGCTGTTCAAACAAGAATAGCTAGTATGGGTGATGGTGTGTATGGAATGCTTTATACGCTTACGAATCATAATTTAAGTTTTGCTACAAATAATTCAGCTCCACAAATGACTTTAGATACTTCAGGTAATGTTGGAATTGGAGAAACATCACCTTTAGGTAAACTTCATGTTAAATCAGGAGATAGTGGTGCTGGTGTTAATGTAAATGCTGATGAATTAGTTGTTGAAAGTTCAGGAACAGCAGGTATTACTATACTTTCAGGAACAAGTGGAGATGGTAATATTTTCTTTGATGATAGTGGTGGTTTTGCTAGAGGAAAATTATCTTATTCTCACAATGGAGATTATTTAAGTTTACTAAGTTCAGGTGCTTCTATATTTTATAATAGTGGTTCAGAAAGAATGCGTATTGCTTCTTCAGGTGCAGTAGGCATAGGTACAACAAGTTTAGGCACAGAAGCAACCCTACACATTGGTATACCTTCAGGTGCTGGTGGTGCTGAAGGCGGACAATTAATTCTGCAATCTTCGTCAAATGGGTCAAAAGCATTGCACATGGATAACTATAATAATGCTAGTGTAGATTATTGTAGATTTATGCGAGGAAGTGATACAACTTCTGAAGCAGTATTAGGTGCTTGGGATATAACTAATGTATCATATCTTGTGGGTAAGGCAGCTGATATTAATACAGATAATGGTGTTGCATTAAGAGCTGATGGTGGTGCTAGGTTTACTGCTGGTGGTACGTCATCATTTATACAACTTGCATTTTTTAGAAATGGTAGTGCTTCTGAGGTTGGCAGTATTACAACAACAAGTAGTGCTACAGCTTACAACACATCTTCAGACTATAGATTAAAAGAAAATGTAGACTACACTTGGGATGCAACAACAAGATTAAAACAATTAAAACCTGCTAGATTTAATTTTATTGCTGATGAAACTAATACATTAGTTGATGGATTTATAGCACACGAAGTACAAGACATAGTTCCTGAAGCTATTACAGGTGAAAAAGATGGCGATAAGATGCAAGGCATAGACCAATCTAAACTTGTACCTCTTTTAACTAAAGCTATACAAGAACAACAAGCACAGATTGAAGCCTTACAATCTGAAATTAACAAACTAAAAGGAGAATAATATGGCAATTGGATATACTTGGGACGTTTCAACAGTTGATACTTACCCAACACTAGATGGTAATGCAGACGTTGTTTATAACGTGCATTGGAGATTAAACGCAGAAGATGATGCTAATCAGGATGCTGATGGCAACAACTGGACTGCTTCTAGCTATGGCACACAAGCTGTAGATACAGCAGATATATCAGACTTCACAAGCTTTGCAGACTTAACAAGCTCTGACGTTCAAGGCTGGGTAGAAGCTGCTATGGGTGCTGATGCAGTTACAGATTTAAAAGCTGGTCTAGATGCACAAATCGCATTACTAATTACACCAACATCTGTTACTAAAACTATCGGATAAAATATGGAACTAACACCTTATTTATTTTGGAACATCTTTATAACTTTGGTGTTAGCACCAGTGCTTTACAGCATTAGACAAAACACAGAAGAGGCTAAACGCCTTGACATACTCTTAAACAAAACTCGTGAAGAGATAGCTAGAGAGTATGTAACCAAAAACGAATTAAAAGATGACATGGGAATCCTCATGGATAGGATAGATAAAATCGGAGAAAAGCTTGACAAACTCTTTGAAGTCAAGTAAAATATACATATAGGTATTATAAATGAGTAAAGAGAAAAAAACATATAAGAAAAAATATACTACTAAAGATAGATTAGATATGTCTAAAGGTGGTAGGGTAAAAGCTCAAGTGGGTGGTATACAAACAGCACAAAAAGCTATTTTATCTGCAAAAGGTTCTAATCAAATGTTTATTGATAGAGAAGAAGAAGATAAAAGAGTTCCTGTTCAACCTGTTACTCCACCAAAACCTATACAGCCTGTTACTAAGAAACCACCACAAGCTATAAAACCTTTACCTAAAAATAAAGTACCTCCTAAACGACCTGACCAGATATTTATTGATGATGTTTCTGGTGGTAGAATGATGACTGGTAGAGAGCAGTTAGAAAAAGCTAATGAAAGTTTAAGAAAATCTCCAACATCAACCGGTAAAGGCTCTGACCAAATGTTTATTGGTAGAGAAGACCAAGAGACTAGAACTCCAAAACCTACACAAGCTCAAACTACTCAAGCTCAACCTACATCTGAAGGTGGAGGTTTTTTAAAAAAAATTTTTAAGTCAGATAAAACTAAAGAAGATGATTATGAAGATGAAGGAGGTTTTTTTAGAAAACTTTTTAAGTCAGATAAAAATAAAACTCAAGCTCAACCTACTCAAGCTCAAACAACTGCTGTTAATGTAGGAAATACAGGTAGTCCTATGAGCAAACAAGATTTTTTTACTCAGTATGGAGATTATGACGGACCTACTATAAGAGGTTCAGCAGCTGCTAAACGTAGAAATGAATTTAATGCTGCAAGACAACAAGCTTATGAAGATTATTTAAGAAATTTTTCAGGTACTGGAGGAAGTACATATACTCCTCCTACAGACGGAGCCATAACAGGAACACCAGAACAGTTAGAAGCTGAAAGAGGTAAAAGAGTTATACAGACTGGTAGAACTGCAGAACAAATAGCTGCTGGAGAAATACCAGAAGGTATGATTCCTACTGCAGAAGTTGAAAAAGTTTCTATGGAAGGTACTGAAGCAGATACTGTACAACTAGACCCTACACAAGGCGTGACAGCAACTACACTAGCTCAAGAAGCTCCAGAAGCAGTAGCATTAGGAGAAGCTAAAAAAGGTGTTACTCCTGACCAAATTAAAGCAGCTACTATAGAAGATGTAAGGCTTATAGGAGAAGATGAAGCTCCTGAAGTTACTGAAGCTATTGGTAGTTTATCTAATGAAGCTATTCCAAGAATACAAAAAGCAGCAGAAATAAGTCCTACAGAAGCTGCACAAGTTGCACAAGAAGAAATTGATAAAGCTCTTGCTCCAGAAGTAAGAGGTCAAGTTAGTCCTGAATCTTTAGTTCAAGCATTAGATAAAAGAGCAGCAGCAGTAGTTTCTCCTGTAGATGATGCTACAGTAGATACAAGAACTGCAGAAATAATAAGTGAAAAACAAAAAACAGATATACTTTCTAACGTCACAGGAGAAGGTGTAAACTTAGAAGATATTCCACAATTTAATGTTATTGGTAAAAGAACTGCACAAGTTGCAGAAGCTAATACAAGAATAGCACAAGAGCTAGGAACAGCCCCAAGTATGGATGCTGCTGAAAGAGCTGCAATAACATCTGACGGAGTTGCTAAAGGTGATGCTGCTCAGATAGGTGGTGTACCAACTTTAGAAGCTGCATCAAGACAAGCAGTGACTGGAGAAGCTCGTAAAACTGCAGCAGCAGATATGTTAGCTGTTGTAGCAGAGATGCCACCAGAAGTGACAGCAGCAGTTGTAGAAGACCCTGCAAATGTAGAAGCTCAATTAGACACAGCACCTGTTAATGTTCAAGCAGCAGTAGCAGCACTTCCACAAGAAGCTTTAGTATCTACACAGATGGAAGGTTTACTTGCTGGTATAGAAGAAAATAAAACTCCTGTATGGGCTAAACCTGCTGTAGATGCAGTTAATGCTATGTTAGCTCAAAGAGGTATGTCAGCTTCAACAGTTGGTAGAGATTCATTATTTAATGCTATTATTCAAAGTGCTTTACCAATTGCACAAAGTAATGCACAAGCTTTACAACAAAGAGCTTCACAAAACTTAAGTAACGAGCAACAAGCAAACTTGCAAGAAGCTAATCAAGTCATGCAACAAAGAATGACTAATCTTGCTAATAGACAAACAGCAGCTTCACAAACTGCACAAATGGCACAACAAGTTGTATTAAAACAAGCTGAGTTTGAACAACAAGCAGTACTAACTACAGCTCAACAAGAACAACAAACAAGAATGCAGAACATTCAAAATGAGCAGCAAAGAGCTTCTCAAGAATCTGCACAAAGACAACAAGTTGCTATAGCTAATCTTGATACAGGAACTAAGCTTGACCTTGCAAATCTTGAAATGATTAATGCAGCAGGTAGAGAAAACTTAAGTTCTGAACAACAAACAAGGTTGGCAAGTTTCCAAGCTAAAGTAGATAGAGAAGCTAGACAAGCTGAACTTAATCAGCGAATGGAAGAAGTAAATCTTAGTAACGAGTTAAAAGTAGAACTTGCAAACTTGTCAGAAATGAATCAAGCTGCAAGAGAGAATATGTCTGCTGAACAACAGACCAGACTTACTGAACTTAATGTTCTTGTAGACTTTAAAAAGACTAACGCTTCATTAGCACAGCAAATGGACTTAGCAAACATGTCTGCTGAGAACCAAATGGAACTTGCAAACTTGCAAGAAAAAGCTGCTGCAGATAGTGCAAACTTTACAGAAGCTAATAAATTTAGATTACAAGAACTTACAACTGCTGCAAGTGTTTTATCACAGAACGCTGAGTTAAAACAAAGAGCAGAGTTTGCAAAGTTAAGTGCTGAAGAAAAGATAACACTTGCAAATCTTACAGCTAAGAACCAAGCAGATAGTGAGAACATGTCTGCTACTAACCAAGTTGAGTTAGCTAATCTAAATAAGAAAATGAGAGTGGCTGAAGTTAATGCTAACTTAGCACAACAGATGGGACTTGCAGAGCTTTCAAATGAGCAACAAGCTGCAATGACTAATGCTCAGATTAATGCTAACATGGATATGGCTAACTTTAATGCAGAACAACAAACTGCTTTAGCTAATAGTAAGTTTATGCAAACAGCTACACTTGCAAATCTTAATAATGAGCAACAAGCTATTATGCAAGATGCAACTACAAAAGCTTCATTAAACTTAGCAGAGCTTGACTCACGTACAAAGTTAGAAGCACAGAGAGCATCTTCGTTTTTACAAATGGATATGACTAATCTTAATAATGAGCAACAAGCTAATATGTTATCTGCTCAACAAGAACAACAAAGATTGTTATCTAATCAGTCTGCAGAGAATGCTGCGAAACAATTTAATGCTTCATCAGAGAATCAAGTCAATCAGTTTATGGCTAGTCTTAATTCACAGATGGAACAGTTTAATGTAGCTCAGTTAAATAATATGGAACAGTTTAATACTCAGTCTCAAAATGCTGCAAATGCTAGAGATGCTCAAAGAACTGCAGATGTTAATAAAGCTAATGCTTCTATATTAAACCAAGTCAATCAGTTTAATGCACAGTTAGATTTTCAAAGAGGACAATGGAATGCTGCTAATGAACAAGCAGTTATTAATTCTAATGTTAATTGGAGAAGACAATCAAACATGGCAAACACTGCAGCACAGAATGCAGTTAATCAACAGAATGCACAAAATGCTTTTGGTTTAACTTCATCAGCTCAATCATTCTTATGGCAAGAGTTAAGAGACCAAGCAGATTATGATTTTAGATTTGCTGAAAATGATGCTAATAGAAAGTTACAAGCTATGATAGCTGCTGCTGGTTCTGAAGGAGATGCTGCTAAGAATTGGTCAACTAATTTTAATAATGCATCAAGTACTATAAATAGAATATTTGGACAAGGAAGATAGGAGAATATACACATGGGATTATTAAGTAAACTTTGGAAAGGCGTTAAAAAAACTGTTAAAAAAATAGGTAAAGGTATAAAAAAAGTATTTAAAAAAGTAGGTAAAGCTATTGGTAAGTTAGGAGTAGTTGGTCAAATAGGAATGATGTTTCTTATGCCCTACGCTAGTAAAGCAATAGGAAGTTTCTTTGGAGCCTCTGGAAAGTTAGCTACATGGTCTAGTAAACTTTTAGGTAAAGCTGGGCTAGGTTCTAAAGCTTTAGGACATACTTTAAACTTAGTAAACAAAGCTGGTACTTTTGTAGGTAATGTTTATAGTAGTGTTTCTGATACTATTAGTGGAGCTATAGATAGAACTGGTAACTTTTTAAAAGGTAGAGGTTTTGTTAAAACTCCCGTAGTCAGTCCTGATATACTTGCTCAAGGAGTAAAAGCTTCAGACCCTACAATTTTAGGAGATAAAACTGGAAAACTTATAGGAGCAGATGGTAAAGTTATAATGGACACAGGTTTTGATAAAGCTGGATTTAATACAAAAGCTCTAGGTAAACTTCCACCAGAATCTAAAAATCTATTAGACTTAGCTACTGATGACTTTACAAAAGCTATAACTCCTGTAGATGCAGGTAAGTTAGCTGTTGAAAAGGGATTAACTGTAGATACTGCTTCGTTATTAAAACCTAAAGAAGCTGGTTTCTTAGATAATATTAATATCTTTGATAAAGATTCAGCTATTAGAAAAGATATAGCAGGAATGGATATTTATGAAACAGGTAAACAATACGCTAAAGAAACTGTAAAAGAATCTTTAATAGGAGGAGCTAAAGCAGGATTAACACAACAAGCTGCAGAAGCTTTTGGATATAAACAACCTGAAGGTGCAGATTACTATAATATTAATATACCTGACATGATGGATGCAGGATATTCAAGTCCTTCTGTATTTAAAGAAGTAGACCTTTCAATGCAAAAGTCTGGAAATAACTTTATGGTTCAAAACTATCAAAACTCTAATTACTTAAATAATTTAATAGGTGAAGGCAATTCTGCATATGATTCATATATGGCAAACTTTGCAGCTTCACAATATACTCCTATGCAAAGAGCTTTAGGAATGGGAGTTTAAGGAGAATAATAAATGGAAGAATATAATCAAGAAGCTGTCGATGCTTTTGCTCAAGCTGGTAGACCTATACCGGGTCAATCATTAACATCTAATCCAGATGAGCCTAGACCGTTTGAAGGACCACCAGATTTTACAAACTTTAAAGAAGCTTTAGATTATACTACTGCTGAACTGTTAGAAGAAGAAGCTTACATGTCTATTGTTGGAGCTTTAGGTGATGGTGTTCCTGTAACTGATTTAGCAATGCAGATAGGTTATGTAGGATTTAGAGAAGGTAAATGGAATCCAGATTTAATGATGATGTTAATGGAACCTTTGATGTATTTATTAATGGCATTAGCAGAAAAAGCTGGTGTAGCTTATAGAGTAGATGACGAAGATGAAGATGAAGAAGACGATACTTTATTTGAAGAAAAGGCTAAAAATATAGCAGACACTGTAAAAGAAAAAGTTGATAAAGGTCAAATACCTAGTGGTGCTTTACCTTCTGATATAGTTGCAAAAATAGAATCTTTAGAAATGCCACAAGAAAGTTTATTAGCTCAACCGGAAGAGCCTATAGTTGAAGAAGAACAACCACAACAAAGTTTATTAGAAAGAGGACAATAATATGTCAAGATATGATTACCAAGGAACATTAGATTTTGCACAGCAAAAAATAGATGAAGCTCGTGACTATAGAGAAGAACAAGTAAAAAAACAAGAAAAGTTTGCTAAAAGACTTCTTATGTTTGATACTGCTGTTAGAGGTGCTAATGCTTTAATTAATAAAAAGGCTGAAGAGTTGGATGCAAAACAATTACCACAAAAAGCAGCTTATCAAAACTTACTTAATAGAAGTCAAAACTTTAGAACTGCAGAAGCTGAAAGAATTAAATCAGGTTTAAGTATTGAAGATTATTTAGAAAATAAATATTATACTCAACTTGAAACTGAAGCACAGAAAGATTTTAGTTATCTAAGTCCTGCTCAATATAATAAAGCTTTAAGAGAAGAAGCTTCAAGACTAGCAAAAGCTAACTTAACTTCGTATAATAATTTAATTGAAACTACAAAAAATATACCAACCTTTGAAGACTTTACAAAATACTATGAGCAACAAGCAGATATTCCTAGAAACTTAGCATCTTGGATAGGTTCTAAAGCTAAAGGTTTTGTAAGAAAAGAAACTGAAGAAACTTTAAAATTAAAAAATGAAAGAGCTGATGATGCACTGTATGGAACTGCTATGTTTGATAAGTTTGGTGAATTGTCTACAGCTTTAAGAGCATACGATACTGTAACTAATCAAGGAATAGATGCTGCTAAAATTATTAATAAATTAAACTTGACTACTGGTGGAGTGGTTCCTGAGATGAACCAGAAACAAAGTATAAAAGAAGTAGATAAAATAAAAGGCACGACTACTGAAAAAGTTATTCTTTCTATAGCTACTAAGACTCCAGATGGAGGTATAGAATATAGAAAAGAAAATAAACATATTATTGCAGAAGTTACAAGTCGTACAGGAGAAGACAGAGTAAAATTAACAGAAGTACAAAATCTTTACAAGCTTGTTAAACCTGAAGAGCAAAATAATATTCAAGCTATTTTACAAAGTAAAGATGGTGGACTGCCTACATATGAACAATATGAAAAAGCACGTGAATATTTAACTAAAAATCCTGATGCTTATGCTATTGACTGGTCAGATGAAAAAGCTAAAACAGATTCTTTTCCTGAGTGGTATTCTATCCAAATTAAATACGCAAAAGACCCTACTACTAAAAAACGTATAGCCCAAGAAACTGTAGTAGGTAGTGGTGTTTATGAAATACAAGAAAAATTTAGAGACGTAGCTGAGGAATTAGAGTTAGATGAACGTAGTATGTTAGATAAGTATAATAAGTTGGGAATTGAAGCAGCTCCTACAATGTCTTCTTTAGACATGGATAAAAAAGATAAAAAAGATTTGATAACTTTAATTAAAGACCCAGTAAGTAAAAAAGCTTATGAAGAAGCATTAGAAAATACAGAATCTGATTTATATGCTTTGTTAGACCAGAAAAAAATAGCAGAGTCAGAATCAGATATAGTTTTGTTAGGAACTGAAGATTTAGAAATAGCTTTTCCTAATTTAGGTCTTACTGGAAAAAGACAATTATTTTGGGATAGAATAAATAATAAATTTTTATTTTAGGAGTTTAAACTCGTGACAATACCTTTTTCATATATAGATGATAGAACTGAATCAATTAGAAAAAATCTAAACCCTTTATATAAAGTAAGTAAAAAAGAAGCTATAGAATATGCAGTTGGTATGGGAGCTTCTGATTCTGCTCGTGGGATAGCACAACTCTTTGGTAAAGCTGGTGAGTTTTTTGGATGGGATGGATTAACAAATCGTCTTAAAGAAAAAGATGAAAAGCTAAGAGCTATTTTAGAACATCCTGAATATGGAACTGCAGCAAATGCAGCTTTTTTAAGTTCTGCTATTGTAGCAGACCCTTTAAGTTATGCTCCTATTGTAGGATGGATATCTAAAGGTAAAAAAGCTAAAAACTTAAAAGACCTTGCAATTTATGGAGGAGCTAGTGGGGCTGCTGTATCTTCTATAGGTTACACTCCAGAAGATAGAAAAGGCTTGATAGTTGATGAAGATGCTAATTTATTTGAAAGACGTTTAGAGAATGCAGCAATTGGAGGAACTGCTGGTGCTGTTATAGGTAGTGCAGGTGGAGCAGTTGTTGATTTAATTCAAAAAGCTAGAGGTAAAGGCAGTATCTTTCAAGGTGTTGATGAAATAGAACCTAAGAAATTTGACGATGATATTGTAGATGAAGATGAATTAGTAAAACCTATAACTAAAGGTTCTATAGTACGTGCTAGTGATAGAAAAAATATTGGTACTGTTATAGATTTAGATGAAGAAAAAGGAATAGCTACAGTACGCTTTGTTAATAAAGAGACAGGAAATACAGCTACTAAAAGATTTACTCTAGATGATTTACAACCTCCAAAACCGGGACAAAAACGTAAAAGTAATGTAAAGCTTGATGACGAAGCTGCAGAAAAACCTAAAGATATTATTTTTGTTATTGATAGAAAAACAAATAAAGGTAATCCAATTTATAAAACTACTAATCCTAAAAATAAAACTACTTACAGTATACAAAAAGCAGTTGATGAAAAAGGTAATATAATTCCTAAACAATGGGAAGTTACAACTGTGCCTTTTTTAAGAGGAAGAAAAAAAGGTGAAAGTATTTCTGATTTTAATAGAAGAAAAAAACAATTAACCGAAATAAATTTATTTGGTAGTCTTCAAGATTCTCAAAAATTTGTTAGAAATAAAATAAAACCAGATGAATCAGTAATTGTACCTAATCAAAATGCTTTTGGTAAAAATGTAGCAGATGAATTAGACAAACCTGTTGACCAAAAATATACTTTAAAAAATCCAGTATTAAAAGTCTATCAAGACATGGTAGGGACTCCTTTAAAAAATCTTATGTTTAATAATCCGGGTGAAAGTTTTTCGGCTGTAGCTGGTTATGGTATAGGTTTTAATGCAATAGATGACCCAGATGCTACCTATGCACAAAAAGTAGCAGCAGGAATTACAGGAGCTGCTATAGGTGCTGGTGGAGTTAATAGAATTAAAAATATTAAAGTGGGTGATGAATACATAGGTGAAATTTTTGGTAGGAAATTAATAAGTGATTATGGTTTAAAGCCTGAATACTTAAATTTAAGACAAATTTATAGAACTAACAAAAATGAAATAGGTATGGAATTTGCTGAATTATCTGAAAAAGCTGCAAAAGAATTAAGTCCAGAACAAAATAAATTATTATATGGTTTATTAAATGGGGACTTAGCTACAATAGAAAAATTAGACCCAGAAGCTTTAGCATTGAATGCCGAAACTAGAGCAATATTAATTAAATATGGACAAGAATTAGTAGACAGAGGTTTATTAAGTGAAAAAGTATTTAAAAAAAATATAGATACTTATATTAAAAGAACTTATTTAAAACCTAAAAAGTCTGATAACAAAACAACATATGAAAACAGTAAACAAATTAGACTTATAGGAGATGAATTAAAACCAAGAGGTAAAGTTGAAACTATTACTTTAAAAGCTTTTAACAATCCTAAAAACAATTGGAAGAAAGAAGGTTGGGAAATTTTAGAAGAATTAAAAGGTGGTAAAGTTAAAGTAAGAAGACAGTATACAAAACAAGAAAGGAAAGATTTAGAAGAAGTTGAAAATGCTTCATATGCTATAGCAGAAACAGGAAGATTATTTGCAAACGATATAGCTAGTGCTAGATTCTTTGATGATTTATCTAAGAATAAAAAGTTTGTGTTAGACGAAGCAGATTGGAAAACATTAACTCCAAGCGAACAAGCACGTTTTGAAATTATGCCAAGTAGTAAAGTTAAAGATACTAAAAAATTAAAGTATGGTGAGCTTAGTGGTAAATATGTAGACAAAGATGTTCTTAAAGATATAAAACACATGTATGGTTTTAGTAATGTTGATAAAGCTAGAGAATACTTAAAAGTATTTGATAGATTACAAACAATTTGGAAAAAAACTAAAACTGCTTGGAGTCCTTCAACTCACGTAGGTAATACTGCTTCTAACGTAATGTTATTAGATTTTGCTGATACTAAATTTAATTATGTTGTAAAAGGAATTAAGGAAATGAGAAATCCTAATTCTAAATTACATAGACAAGCAAAAATAGATGGTATATTTGATGTTGATTTAGTAAGTAGAGAATTAAAAGATTCTTTAACTGAAGTGGAAAAAGGTTTATTAAAAATTCAAAACGAACAAAGTTTTGGTTTAGGAGTTTTTGGTAAAACAGGCGATAGTATTAAAAACTTTGCTAAGTGGACTCCAGAAAAAATGGAAAAATATTATCAGCTTGAAGACCAAATATTCAGAATGGGTGTTTATATGGACAGACTTGACAAAGGTTTTTCAAGGTCTGAAGCAGCCTTAGAAGCACGTAAATGGTTTATTGATTATGATATTAATGCTCCGTTTATACAAGGATTAAAAAGAACTGCAGTTCCATTTATAAGTTATACCTATAGAGTAATACCTTTGTTAGCTGAATCAGCAGCTCTTAGACCTCATAAGTTTGCTAAATGGGCTGGATTAGGTTATGGTATGAACGAAGGTTTTACATATTTAGCTGATGATAAATATGGAGAAGATATAGATAGATTGACAGTTAGAGATTCTTATAATAAAAAATTATTTGGAGGTGTTCCAATTGTCGGGGATGCTATGCCTTATACAAATATTAGACTTCCAGTAGACGATAAAAATGGTAATGCTTTATATTTTGATGCAAGTCGTTGGATTCCGGGTGGTGATATTTTTGAAGGTAGAGAAGGTCCTGTAGGTTTTCCGGGGCTACCAGCTACTTTACAGCCGGGTGGTTTATATGTAGATTTAATATCTAATGTATTTTTTAAAGTAGACCCTTTTACAGGACAAAACTTAGAAGATATGGGAGTTGATACAGAAAGCACTGGAGCAATATTAAAGCATTACGGTAAAGGTCAGATACCTAATATACCCGGATTGCCTGAAACTTTTGCTACTAAAAAAATACAAAGAGCTAGAAGAATTGAAGCAGGTGAAGAAAAGGGTGAATTGATATCCGGTTCTCAATATGTAACTAAAGATACCCCTTTCTTAGCATTAGCTTATGGCTTTGGTTTTAGAGTTAGACCACAAGATGCAAGAGTTAATAAAAAAGTAAGAGAATTAAATTATATAAGAGAACGAAACAGTATACAAAAGAAAACAAAAGATGCAGAAAAAGATTTTAGTAAGGGTAAAATAACTGCAAAACAAAAAGATGAAAGAATAGTAGAACTTCAAGCTGAACTTATAACTTTAAATGCTGAATACGAATTATACATAGCAAAACTTCAAGAGCTTGAGGACAAGTTAAGTGCTGAAGGTTTAAAAAGATTTGAACAAAGAAAAAGAAAAGTTGAAGGCGGAATAGTAAAAGGTGAAGACGTACCTTACACTAAAGAAAACCCAGCAGATAGAGTTGACCCTTTTACAGGACAACCTTACTCAGCACAAATGGAGGAATTAGGATTAGATGTTTTTCAAGAAAGATAATAAAATGGACATAGAACTTTGCAAAGCTGAAATAAAGCGACACGAAGGCGAAGTGTTAGAAATTTATATGGATAGTCTAGGTTATAAGACTCTTGGAGTTGGACACCTTTGCCAACCTAACGACCCTGAATATGATTGGGAAGTTGGCACACCTGTCACACAAGAAGTTGTAGATATGTATTATGAGGATGACTTTGAAAAGCATTATAAGGAAGCTATACATGTCTTTGGTAGCGAGGAAGACTTTGAAAAGCTACCAGAAGTTATACAAAGAGTGTTAGTAAACATGTGTTTTAACCTAGGAGGTTCAAGACTTTCAAAGTTTCGTAACATGTTGAAAGCTTGTAGAGAACATGATTGGGCAAAGATGGCTGTTGAAATGGAAGATAGTCGTTGGTTTAAACAGGTAGGTAGAAGAAGTATTGAATTACAAAAAATGGTATTAGGAGCCTGAAATGAAAAACTTATTAAAGAACGTAGTTGGAGCTGTTGCACCTACATTAGGTACTGCCTTGGGTGGACCAATGGGAGGAATGGCAGCAAACATGATAGCTGAAGTATTAGGAGTACCAAACAATCCTAAGTCAATAGAAAAAGCTATAGCTGAAGCTACACCTGAACAAATGCTAGAACTTAAAAAAGCTGAACAAGCTTTTGAAGTTCAAATGAAAGAGCTAGAAGTAGATGTGTTTAAATTAGAAACACAAGATACTCAAGATGCTAGAAAGAACTTTAGTAAAGATTGGACTGCACGTATTATGGGTATAGCTACCGTAGGTGGATTCTTAGGATATATATTCCTAGTTACTTTACAACCACCAGAGCAGAACTCTGAAGCTCTTATAAACTTAGTACTAGGTTATCTTGGTGGTTTAGCAAGTGCTGTTATATCTTTTTACTTTGGAGCTTCTAACTCACAGAAAGACTAATGGAACAAGCAGTAGTTTTTATTCAAGAAGTTGGGTTTCCAATCGCAGCAGCAATAGGTCTTGGTTGGTTTATTTATAAGTTAGTCATACGTATTGTAGATGGTATGGAAGCAAAGCTAGATACTGTTGATGCAAAAGTAGAAGCACAAATAGCAGCTATAGAAGAGAGACTAGGTGTAAAGTTAGATACACAACATGGCATCTTAGTTGCATTGATAGACAGAGTAAGAAGTCTTGATAATGAAATCATAAGACAAGATACTATGATTAAAACTATACTAGGAGTACCACAGCTAATTGATACTGCTAAGATTTCAAAAGCTAAAAGAGATGATAAAAGAAAAGATTAAATTAGAAATACCTGTTATAAGTATATTTGTATTTTTATTTATAGTCAGTGTA